TTTTATCTTTAGGAGTGCAATTCTTATTAATTGCGTTTTTACCATTATCGGTGTAAACTCCTCCTATGAAATATGCGGTTGGTTTTATGTTAACTCCTTTATCTGATAAATCAAAATCACTTCTTGTGATACCTATCTCACATAAATCCTCGTTCCCCCAAAATGGATAAACCTCAATTATCTTATTAAAACTCACAATTTGTGGTAGAGAATCAATATCCTCAGATGACTTAAAAGTGTATTTGTTTTTAAATCCATCAGTACCAATACCTAATCTTTGTAGATCATATGGTCTTAATGAGAAACAACCAATATCAGATAAATCAACATCTATATGGATTGTTTGAGGTCCTACGGGTACACCCCATATCATGAAATCACCTGAACTATTTGTTTTTACTGTGTACTTGTAATATTTTTCATAAACCTCTAAAACCTCTTCTCTTGTTAAAATATCAGATTGATCAAAGAACGTTCCTGTTGCCGCATGTCCTCCGTGTTGTTGTCTTGATGGTAATAAATTATACCTATAATAAGAATCATTTTTGTCTGTAACCTCTTTGTATGGGTATAAGGATGATATTACAGGGTCTTCCTCATCTTCTGTAGAAAGTGGTATGAAAATTGAAACTCGAGCATTACCAAGACCAAATCCGTTATTTGCGGTAACTCTACCACAAACAACCCCATAGTCCGAACATAATGATGTATAAATTTCTTGTTGGGAAAATTTTAGAGATAGAATCTCCAATACGTCAAAATCTTGTTTTAACTCAACTGTAATCTTTTGATCAACCCCAATATTAGTTGAAATTCTGTGTTTTTGCATCATTCTTATAATAAATAGAAACTATGTGATTTTCTATATATTATAACGAAAAAACATTTTAATATGTAGTCGTTCCTAAAGTTTTAGTTCTCACCTTAATATCTACATTTGGAAATCTGATTTGAAAAATTTGGTTAGATTTCATAAATACGATGTTATCTGATTGTGCAATCTCTTTAGTATTACTATCCTTGTACGGTTGTGACACTTGAGCGGATGAATAATCTCCACCTATTTTATTAAAAACTCTTGTTTCAATTACGTTTATTACTCCTGAAACACTACCCACGATTTTATTTAATGCACCGACGAATAATGGATCACCCATTTTACGTTTAGTATAATCAAAATATGTAATAACATCATTAATGACCGTTTGAATAATATCAGATTGATTTGCGTTTTTATCAATGTTTAAATCAATTTCCAATCCAAAATCTATAACTTCTCCGCTCACAATATCAATATAATCATTAATCATTTTATATTCAGAAAGATAAGATAAGATATTGGATTTTAATGTGTTAGAAACTGTATCAGTAAGATTACCCTTATCATCATATGATAACAATTTAATTCTAATCTTATTATCTTCTTCCATTACATTAACTTTAGCTGGTGCTCCGTATGTGGATGGCATTGTCTCAATCAATGATTTATAATCATTTAGAGTTACCGCTCTATTTTGTGCCGAAAAATTATAAGAAACCATATTACGAATTTCCTCAATTGTAGGTGCGTCCGCACCACCAACTGCTGGTGTGATATTTGTAACACGTAATGATTGTACAACACTTGAATTCTTGGTTGATATCGGTCCACTAACATTAAACTCTACGTCATCAACACTTGTAATAACATTTACACCTAAGTTACTATCCTTACCTCCACCTACACGATATTGTACAAATAATGTTGTGTTAAGTTTTGGTGTTCCTCCTAAAGATAAATTATTAAGATAACTCGCCAAGTTTACTTTTAATTGACCTGTCATATAGTTATCCAAATTATCTAATGGATTAACAGTACCCGAACCAAAGGTTAATGAAAAATAGTTTTCAGGGGTATATTCAGTTACAAATTTATTATTAACATCAATAAAGGTACCCGCCGTAAAGTTATTAGTATCAGAAACCGCCGTTGGGTCTGGAACAAAAACTTTATCTTGAATTAACGATTTAACTTCATACCATTTATTTGTTGTACTTGAAAACTCACTTGTTGTTGGGTTACTAGCAAAGTTTGTACCGTCTTTATGTATGACTGATGTTACTCCCAATACATTTTGTTCAGGTAGATATAACTTTAAAAAAGGTTTTTGATCTATTTGATTTATAACTCTTCTATATATTTTAGTAATACCATTAACTACCGCTTCTCTTTTAGTAATCGTATATGAAATTAATTTATTATTAGAATCAAAATTTGGTATTTTTAATCTATTAGGTTCACCTTTCTTATTAAAAGGAACTGAAAAATCAATATCGTCAATTGTTTCAAAAATCTGTCCTCCTCCTGAAACTTGAGCTCCACCTTTTAAAATTCCCAAATATCTTGTATCTTCTTTATCTCCCCTTACGTCAACAGTAATAGAAAAATCACACAACGCAACTGAAGGTCTAACTCCAGGTAATCTTAAACCATATGTTTTTGCAATATGATATAATGATTGTCTTTGTTGTGCAAAATCCAACATAGTTTCTTGCCAAACTCTATCAATATGAAAGTGTAAATTATCTGCAACGGCAGCATTTATATCTAATAATACAGAATATATTGATGCGTCGTTAAAGTTCTTAACTAAATCAGGATAATAGTTTTTGGTTAATGTTACCAACTCATTTCTTAATCCCTGAAAATCTCTGGTTGCGTATGATATTTGTTTACTCATTTTATATGTTTAAAATTATAAAGTCCGATGTTGTAAAAGCCCCGTTATTTACTGTGTAGTCAATTTTAACTACTGCGGTATATGGTTTTGTTGATTCTTCTGATACTCTAAATAACCTTTCATCTTCTTCCTGTGAAAAACTTCTTTCTTTATTTGGGTCATCTTCGGCAGACACTATTGAAATAGAATTAATTTCTAAATTTGGTATGTACTTCTTAACTCCTTCTCTGATTTCTTCTTCAATTAAATTATGAGTAATAAAATCGTTCTGATCAAAGATAAATTCATACATTCTTGTTCCAAAATCGGGTAAGTAATATCTACTACCTCTCCTTGTTAAAATAAGATGTATTAGGTTAGCTCTAATTTCCTTTTCGGGGATTTCTGTCATATTCAGATAATCTCCCTTGGAACTGTCTCTAAATGGATAATCAATACCGTATGTTGTCGCCATATTCAATAAATATAAACAAACACAAAATGGTTATGTATCCTCTTTTATTTTTGAGTTCCCTTTAATAATATGTGGGGGGTCATAAGGACAATTTGAGCATTTGTTGGAACAACAATACCCTCGTTTTTGTAAAAACAAAGAAGTCAGGACCATAAGCCCCGACTTCTCATCTATGTAATAATCTACTCCTTCTTCTAATTTCATTAGATACTTGTCACATCACATTGTGCTCCACTACAAGCTTGAGCCGCATAATCGGAAATACTCTTGTATTGTGGTTTATTTAAAATTTCACCAAAGTTTACTTCTTTGAATTGACGAGTGATAGTTTCCCACTTATAGAATAAATGAACGTCTTTTAAACAATAAACCATCTTCTTCATATCACCTTTAAAGTAATTCTTTGCAAATTTCTTCGCTCTTGAGATCCAATATTTCTTTAATAAGACTTGTTCTCTTGTTCCAGTAATTTGAATTGAATCGTCTAATAAAGTATCTGTCGCTAACCATAAATTTTGATTAAAGTAATGTAAACCGTCAATAATTAAACCTGACGCCAATACTGAACCTTTACCATAAATTTCAACTAATTCATCAAGATTTAATACTGATGTAAATGGTGCTTGGTTGAAGTCTTTATCTCCATAGTCTGACATGAAACTAACCGCAGTGAAGAAATCTCTTTGTTCCCAAATGTAGTCAACAATCGCATCTTTGTCATCAATAATAACCGTACAAGACGTATTATGATTAACCGGCATGTAAGCACATAACTCAGGATTAGTTCCGGCGTTTACCCAATGTTGTTGAACCAACTTAATCAATTCAAGGTGTTTAATACCTTTCATATCTTTTTTGAATAAACCAACTTTTGGATTTTCAACAGGAACAAATACAACGTAATCTGACTTAGTTGAAGACCATACACTTTCCTCTAATAAGAAAGCCATATTTTCTTCTAACCATTTTGCGGTATTACTTTCTTTATTCAATTGCATAATACGGAAATACTTTTCAGAGTGTTCAGGATGAATACCTGACGCAGTTCCTAATACAACTGATGCATTACCTGAAGGTTTTACACATGTAGTTCTTGCAGCTTGGTTAATACCAATCACCGCGGCCAATTCTTTATTAGCGTCTTTTACTGCCTGTGCACCTTCTTCTAATAATTCAGGATTAAATAATTTAGGATTATTCATCCAACCTGTAATACTAACACCTAATAAAGCCTCTCTTTCAAAGATTGCCTTACTTGTTTCACCTAAATAAGGGAAGTCAGTATAACCCGCTTGTAATGTACCTAAGAAAGATGCGTCTTTACAAGCCTTTAAAAACTTTTCTTTTGTTGTTGCCTTCTCAGCATTAATCTCAGTTAAGTTACAACCTTGAATACCAAACTTAGATTTGTTGTCTTTAACATATTGATCAACTTCATCGTATTTGATTTTACCGAAATCAATTGTATCT